CGCTGTCATATGTGTCGAAGTAAATAGCCGAAGGATATTGCAGAAAGGCAGTCGCTTCAACCAACAACTCTTTATCATTATGGTTGTAATAAACTGTCCACTTATTCTGATCGTTATTGCTCCAATCTGGCTCAAAGTTTGACGTCCAACGTAGTCTGGCCTCGGCTAGTTTACGTTCAAGGGCTTGTTCGGCTTCTGTTTTAGTGTAATAAACATTACCATTGTCAATATTCAATCTGTCAATGATAGCTATGACAGCGATTCCAGCTAGCGAAACTAAAATCCCGCCGATCAAATATCCTATGATATTTGCCACTTTTTGCATTTTACTATCCATTGATTACTCCTCTTCAAATTAGTATTTTTATGCACCCTGTTGCTGTAATTCCCGGCGCAGCAGCTGGCTTTCCGTTAACTGCTCGTTCTCAGCCTTGCGATGTTCATCAGCGATAGCCGAGACTTCGTCAACAATGTCGATGTCCGCCAGTGTCATCTGATCATAAAACCAATTGCCCAGTTCGAATCTATCGCAGAACTCCGCTAACGGCTCGTCCTTCAAGTGTAAATCCAGCGCGATAGTATCAAGCTCATCGGATGGATATTCAAACAGTAATTCTATTAGTATCCTAATGATTAATTTTTGGCTCATTATTTCTCCTTTGTTATTACTTCGATCGCACCCTCATCGGGTAGCCACAAATTGCAACCAAAGCTGTAATTATACTGCCTTGGGGGTGGCTCAAATGTGCGAGGAGCTCCTGCGGTTGACGCCCCACCCTATATATACGAATCTGGCCACCCAAAAAGGGTGCGATGTAGGTTGTTAATGTTCTAAAATGGTATTTCGCTCAAATCAATCGGCGTGTCGAGGTCAACGTCCTCTACTGACTTAGCCGCTTGATTAGTCGTTGGGTTTGTTGATTTGGCGTCCTCATCGGCATATCGCTCCGTGGCTGGCGCAGCGTTATTGCCGCTACCCTTAGCGTCGCTCAAAAGCTGGAACTGATCGATGATGACTTCAGTAGCTTTACGCTTGATATCATCTTTCTCCCAGATTCTCGTTTGCAATCTGCCAGTTATGCCAATCTGCTTGCCTTTCGGCGCGTATTCTGCTAGCAATTCGGCTGCTTTATTCCAGGCAACGCAATCGATGAAGCTGGCGTCGGCATCTTTGCCGTAGCCATCAACCGCTAAGGCGAATGAGGCTACGGACTTGCCGCTGTTCGTCGTTTTAATTTCAATGTCTCGGACGACGCGGCCGATTAGAGTTACTGTGTTGATTGCTGCCATATTTAGAAACTCTTTTCCTCGCGAATCTCCACGCCTGGGATTTCACGTAATCCATTAGCGATGGCTTCGCGGATTAGCTTGTCGCTTGGCTCGCACAAGTAGCGCGGCACTAATTCAGGGTTGGTGACCGTGAACACCGTCTTGGTTTTAATGCCAGATTTGACGGCTGGCTTCTGCGATTTAGCGGCTTTGGCTGCTTCAGCTTCGGCAATCTCCTGTTCGCGTTTACGCTGTGCTGCCAATTTGGCCGCTTCGGCTTCGTCACGTTCAGCGGTCGTCAATTCGTCTTTACGTGTCAACAACTCGTTGATGGCTTTGGTGAATGCCAGCTTGATTTCAGCGTGGTTCTGATCAGCTTCAGGTAACTCAGCGAATGCCTGCTTCAATTCAGCGCCTCGCTCGTCGCAAGCTTTCTGGCTGCGTAGTGATTTAGCGTTGGTAGCGAACTTGGCGCAGATAGCGTCAACGCGTGCCGCTTCCTCTTTTGCTAGTCGCTCCTGCTCCTCTTGATAAGCTAGAATCTTTTGGCCGATGTTCTCCAACGCCTCTTCAGCCGGCGCGAGTACATCTTTTTCGGCGTCGATGAATTGTGACTTGACGCTGTCAAAGTTGCGAGTGATCGCCAGTCGTGCGTTTTTAACTTCAGTACGGTGTGAGGTGATCAGCTTGCGGATTGCGACTGCTTCTTTAGCGGTAGCGTCGTCGGTTACCTCTTTGGCTTTTGCTTGCTCCAAAAGCTCTTGCGATTTGATTTTGAACGGCGATATCGTAGCGACCTGCGAATCGACGTATTCTTGTAGTTGTGACATATTCCTCCTTTACTTCCTGTCTGCTTCAGATTTACCAAGGCGAGCGCCGGTCATTTCGACGCGTGAGCTTGGAATGGTTGGTTTGGCAGCTGCTTCGATTTGCTCTCGGCTTGCCAATGTCGGTGCTGGTGCAATCCATGCATACTCAGCGTCACCTCTTACTCCATCGACGATTTTCGTGAAATCTGGCTCAATGTAGCGGCCTAGCCGGCCAGTGCGGTCTTTGGCGACGTACTTGTCGCTGGCTGGGTCAACGATAATCAGGCGCTTGGTGTCGCCAGTCTCGGTGTCATTGATCGTCGTCATGTAGCCGACGATATCCACCAGGTTGACCAGCTCCTCAGACAGTCTCGTGGCTACCATCGGGCGTTTAATAACTCGGCCGTCGTCGTCCTTCTCCTGAACGTGCGCCACAATAACGATGTGCTTGCCGCTGTCGCGCATGGTTTTCAGGAAGTTCCGCATGGTCGATTTCAGCCAGCCCCAACCAGCCATAGTCGGGTTGCCGTCACGTTGGACCAATTTGCTGTCGGCTCTATTTCGCATGTAGGCGATCAGCTTCTCCATCAGCTCACCGATGGGATCGATGATCACCGTATCGTAGTTGTCAGTGAGTGCGATTTGCATAAACTCCTGCATATCGTCCCACTTTTCGATCAGCGCCACGTCGGCCGCGATGCCGCGAAGTCCAAAATATTTGCTACCGTTTTCGCAGTCAGCGATAATCGGTCTTGGTGCGGTGGCTGCAAACGTCGTTTTACCAACACCACCCTCGCCGTACACAACCATCAGAATTGATGGTTTTTCGGTAGGATCTAAACTATTAAAGACTTTCATATTCTCCTTTCTTTTATAAGCTCCAGTCGCCTAGCTCCCTCACTTCCTCGATGAGGAAATTCGGCTCGCTGTCGCCAAACTTTATGATTTCGTCAATACACGTACGCAGCTTGCGTTCGCCGGCTTCAACAAAGTCGATGCCGGCAATCATGAATTGCACGCGGTATGGTGCGACGGACTCAACCACACAGTAGGCAAACTTGACTAGCGCCGGGTCTAGCTCTAAGCTTGATGCCGTCACCAGCGTGTAAACTGCTGACTGCAAATCGTAGTGCATTGACTGTGCGGTTTTGAAAAACTTGTCGAACTTTGCGGTAGTTTTCAGGTCGGTTATCATGGCCGATTCATTAGTGCGAATCAGTACGTCCGCTTTGCCTTTCATGTCTACGCCATCGGCGGTTCGAGCATACATCTCATGCTCGAATGTCGCACCCTTAGCAAAAATGTATTGCTTCGCTAGCGGGTGATTCTCGATATTTTTCAAAATCTGGTCAGCAGCTTTGAACATATCCAGGGTGATGATGTGTTTGCCAGCAGCTTTCTGCTCATCACGCCACGCCTTGGATTCTTTCGAGTAGAAGTTTTCAAATGGACTGATGGCGAATTGGTCTTCACCGCCGAGCACCAGCATATGCACTAGCTGTCCTAAGTCGATAGCCTTGCTATCTAGGTCTGGCAAGTCTCCACGTTTAGCTGCGACCGCATAATCGATGCCGTGATCGAGAATCAGCTTCATCGATGAGTATGACCACTCTGGTCGGCTATAGTAAGCGTCTGCCACTTACGCCTCCCCCGCCAAAGCACGATCGAGAAATGTCGGATCGATTAGGTTTTCCAATTTCTCCAAAATCTCACTTTCACTCATTTCACTTTCTCCTTAAAATTAGTAGCATTTCACCTTACCGTTCAGGCATACACTCCACGCCTTCCAGCCGCTCGAATCCCACTTGTTGCGTGCCGCATAAATCTTATACGCGAGCGCCACATTGTGCTCTGGCTGGTATCGCCTGTCTGTCGTGTCGTGGATTGAGTTGACCTGGAATAACCCAGCGTCATTCGTTCCATTTGTATTGCGCCCCAGGGCGTTTGTTCGGCATCCACTCTCAGCTCTCATCACCGCCATAGCGATGTCCACATTCCAGTCGTATTTAGCGACCAGCGGTCGAAACCCCTCGCAGACACCTGCGCCAGCTGCCTCCACAGCAGCTTTTGGTGGCGCAGATGCATGAGTTTCGACCGCTGCGACCTTAGGCTTCAGTAGCGTCGGTCGCACGCTCGCTACTTTACGGATTTTAACTGTTGAATCTGCTCAGAGATTCTTGTTTCTAGCTGACCGTTCTTTGACTCCTGGTACTTCACTCCCAGTCCGAACCCAACCACGCTAGCGATTAGTGCCACGATGGTGATGGTTTTAATGCTTTCAATAACGTTTTTCCAATTGATTTTTTTCATAGTCTTTTCTTCCTTTTTATGTTTAGATTCTTTAGTAACTCCAAGCTGCTCAGGTGCCGGTGGCTTGCTTGGTTTCTGATGCTGAATTTCCGTCAGCTCATAGTCTAAGGCGTCTTTGTTAATAGCTGCCTCCTTTCTTAGTTAAATATCCCCTTGGAAGCCAGCTGTCTATGTCGCCACTATATAATTTCTTTGGCCGATCCGCTTAAGTTTCGCAAAGTTCAATCATTGATAACTCTTAGAAGCCGCTACAAACAACAATCGAGCGACCTCATTCAAGCCATCAAAAGAGGGGTGAGCCTTTGCGATGCTCACCCCTCTGAAATTGGGTCTAATCTAAAAAAATCACCGCAAAGGTGATTTACGAAGTGCCAAATTGTCCAAAAAAAGAACCCTCTGATTAACAGAGAGTTTCTATAGTATTAT